GTCATTGAGATGAGTTTCCCTATCAAGGTCATCGGATCTGGGCCTGCTGGTCTGCCGGTTTTGCGTCAGATTCTTGGCATCTGCGCGCTGGTGCAAACTAGCGCCATCATCATCATGTCTGGTCAGCCAGGCAGCGTGGATATTGGCGGCGCAACATACCCTGCCTACAACATGACAATGAGCCTAAAAGCAGAGGCATAAAGGAGACATAATGTACACAATCGCATCAGCCAGAATTGGCCATGTTGGGCAACCGTATGAGCCAGTTGATGGCGCAAACATTGCTTGGCTATTAGCCAACGGATTTATCACAGAAACCAAAAACACCAAACTCAAATCGGCTACAATAGAAACAACCGGCACAGAAGCATCTCAGGAGTAATCATGGCAACAACTACCTATCTCGGCAATGCAAAGGTTTTAATCGCTACTGTCGATCTGTCCGATCAATGCAAATCAGCAACTGTCACGCGCACTATTGAGGCGCTTGAGTCATCTGCGTTTGGCAGCACATCGCGCGTGTACACAGCAGGCATGGAAAACTCATCGTTCACTGGCGAGTTCATGCAAAATTATGGCGCCAGCGAGACATACGCAACACTTAAAGATCTTGTTGGCACAGCAATCACGATTGTTGTCAATCCGACATCTGCTGCCGATTCTGCAACTAACCCTGGATTCACGCTCACCGGCACATACCTTGAGAGCATTGATGTCATTGCTGCAAACATTGGCGAACTTGGCATGGTCACAGTCTCGACACAGGGCGGCGTGTACAGCGCTGACGTAACCTGATCAACAACTAACAGAAAGCAGGCGGCAGGATGCAACTAACGCTCAAAGTCAATCAAGGTGAAGGGGACTACGAAGTCTCTACTAATCTGTACACAATCGTATTGTGGGAACGCAGATTTAAGAAGTCATTTACCGAACTAGGTAAAGACATTGCGATGGAACACATTGCCTATCTTGCGTATGAGGCAAGCCGTCTAGCCGGCATCGTAATACCTGGTGAATTTGACACGTTCTTAAAGCGTTTGACTGTGTGTGAGTTTGTGTTGCAAGACGATGAACTCCCTACACAGGCGGCTATCGACACGCTCTAGCACTGATCCTGCTACACACTGGATGGTGGCCGCCAGAGATACCGTTTGAGACAACTGATGTGTCTGCAGTTGTTAGACTGATCAGTGAATCGAGGAAGCCATGACTGTTGCCATTAAGACTGAAATTGCAGGCATCCGTGAGGCAGTGGCATCTCTTAACAAGATTGAGCCTGGACTGCGTAAGCAGTTTGCAGCAGAACTCAATCAGATTGCTGCGCCAGCGCTTAATGTGGCTAAGTCACGTTATGCCAATCTAGGCGTGCCTTTGTCCGGCATGGGCAAAGTGTGGCAACAGGGCAACAGGCAACTATTCCCCTACAGCGCAGCCAAAGCCCAAAGCGGTGTCAAGGTTACGCTTGACACGCGGCGTAATGCGCTCGCTGTTATTGTGATCAGCCAAAAGAATCAGACAGCCAGCATCTACGAAACAGCAGGCCGCAAAAACCCTAGTCAACTGTCAACCAATCTTGGCCGCACACCTCGACCTGGCCGCACACGTTTGTTTGGGCCAGCGGTGTATAGCAAGATTAGAGAAATTAACAAGGAAATTGAGCAGGCTGCATTGCGCGTCTTTAACAAAGTAAATCGAGAATTGCGATGAGTATTGACATCCCAATTATTAGTTCATTTGTGGACAAGGGCATTAAAGATGCTATAAAAAAGTTTCAGCAACTTGAAACCACATCGGACAAAGCGCAATTTGCCATCAGCAAAGCAGCAGTTCCGGCAGCGGCGGCTCTTGCTGGCATTGCAACACTTGCTGGCAAAGCAGTTAAACAAGCATCAGATTTGGGCGAGGCTCAAAACAAAGCAAACGTAATTTTTCAGGATGCTGCAAAAGACATTACAAACTTTGCCGACACAGCCAGCACAAAACTTGGTCAAAGCAAAACAGACGCAATAAACGCTGCTGCAACATTTGGCACATTTGGCAAATCTGCAGGGCTGGCAGGAGAGGATCTTGGCAAGTTTGCAATTAATTTTACAACTTTGGCAAGTGACATGGCATCGTTTAACAACACAACACCAGAGGAAGCAGTGCTTGCTATTGGCGCAGCATTGCGTGGCGAAGCCGAACCAATCAGGCGATTTGGTGTCTTGCTCAATGATGCTGCAATCAAATCAGAGGCAGTGACTATTGGATTAATAAAGACAACTAAAGAAGGCTTAACACCCCAGCAAAAAGTGCTTGCAGTCCAGTCTGCAATTCTTAAACAAACAAGTGATCAACAAGGTGACTTTGCAAAAACTAGCGACACTCTTGCAAACTCTCAACGAATACTGGCAGCAGAAATTGAGGATGTTTCTACAGAATTTGGCATGGCTCTTTTGCCGGCTATTGAGGGAGTGTTGCCACATCTTAAAACATTTGCACAAATTGCAAAAGACAATCCAGATGACGTTAAAAAACTTGCAGTGGCAATTACGGCGATGGCTACGGCAACGGTGGCGCTTAACATTGCAATGAAAACAAATCCCTGGATTTTGATGGCTGGTGGTGTTCTTGTTGCTAATGAGGCAATGGAAAAACTGCTTAATTTCCTTGACAAAGTAGGCGGAATAGTTGGATTTTTAGGCAAAATAGCAGGCTCGCTGTCTTTGGTTGGTTTTGCGGGCAAAGTGGTGGGCGATTTGTTTAAAAAAGCAGGAGATGATGCAGAAAAAGCCGGCATAAAAATAGGCGATTCAATGACGCGTGCTAAAGCGTCTATTGAAGGCGTTGAGTCTGCGTTGATGACGCTTGAGCGCGCTAAAGCAGTTGGGCCAAGTCTTGAATTAATTATTGGCAACGTTACTGCTCTTGGGGAAGCCTACAAAAAAACTGAAAAACAAGGCAGTGGATTAACGGCAGAAGAAAAACGTCAAGCCGCAGCACTTGAAGCAAAAGCAAAAGCAATGAAAAAAACACAGGATGCTATTGCTAGTTATCTCAATGCTTATTCCAGTTACTCAGCATCAATCAAAGACACTATTACCGGATTTGTATCTATCAGCGAAGCACAACAAACGGCAGCCGCTAGTGAAGGCAAAATAAGCACAGGTCAAGCGTTCCAAAAACAAATTGCAGATGCTAAACAATTTGCCAACAACCTTAAAACACTGCTCGGCATGGGTCTTGGTCAAGCAGGCTTAGCGCAGTTGCTTAATCTTGGCCCAATAGCAGGACTCCAAGTTACTGACAGCATGATTCTTGGCGGTGCTACCACTGGCAATCCTGGTGGCTTCGGTGTTAATGAACTCAACTCAGCCTTAGCCGATCTTGCAAGTGTAGGTGGCAGTCTTGGCGGTGCGGCTGCAAGCGCGTTTATGACAAGAGGCGGTGGCACAGTCAACAACATCACGGTCAATGCATCCCTTGTAAGTACGCCAGCCCAGATTGGTCAAGACATAATCGACGTAATTCAAAAGGCGCAGCGGCTTAGTGGTCAAGTGTTTGCGGCTGCATAATGGCTGTACCTACAATTCAAGTGCTGGTGGGATTCCAGACAACAGCAGGATTTGGTCAACCGTTCCTGCTTAATGATGCGTTCTATGGCGTGCTTAACACGTCAGGGCGTGGCACACTTGGCGGTCTTGTTTATGCAGATCTCACCAGCCTTGTTGAGTCAGTAAACATCAATCGAGGCCGCAGCAGGCAACTGGATCAATTTAATGCCGGCACAGCAACGATTGCATTTGACAACGCCAGCCGCATCCTTGACCCACTTAACACGGCCAGCATTTACTACCCATTTGTGTTGCCGCGCTGTCCAGTCATCATTAATGCAAACGGCGTGCCAATTTATACCGGACTAATTACCGACTGGAATCTTGACTACGACATGGCAAATCAAGACATGATGTATGCGTCATGTGCAGATCAATTCACAGTGCTTGCAAATCAGACACTAAGCGCGCACACCACGACTGCAGAACTGTCCAGCACGCGCATTTCTACAGTGCTTGACTACACCGAAATTGTGTATCAAGGCCCGACCAGCATCGGCACTGGATCATCAACACTTGGCGGCACTGCAGCATCTGCTGGATTCTCTATCGCTGCTGACACCGAATTGCTTAATTATTTGCAACTGGTTACGACTAGCGAACAGGGCTACCTGTACATGAGCGCTAACGGCACGCTGACGTTTAAGGGTAGATCAAGCGTGCTTAACCCGATTGCCAGCGCCACGTTTAACACCACCGGCACAGCAATCCCATACCAGACGCTTATCAACCAGTTTGGCGATGAACTGCTGTACAACTTTATAAACACGCAATCACCAGCAGGTGCGGTGCAGACAACTAGCAACGCGGCATCTATTGCGTTGTATCAGGCTCAGCAATACTCGCTGCTGAATCTGCTGAACTCAACTACAGCCGAAGTCGCAGGTCTGGGCAACTACCTACTAGGCAAGTATCAGAACCCTGTTGTGCGTTTTACAGGGCTGAGCACGCAACTAACCGCGCTATCTACAGCCAATCAAAATCTGCTGTTCTCGCTTGATCTGACTAACGTCACCACCGTAGAAAAAAACTATGTAACCGGCACGCCATTGACCGACAGCCAGACGCTCATTATCTCAGGCATTAACCACAGCATTACGCCAGCCAGCCACATCATGACTTTTACCTTTGAGGCCACAGATGGCAACCAGTACCTGACACTCAACGATGCAATTTTTGGTA